TCCTAAAAAGTGTTGACAATCCACCTTCTGCTGAAGTACTTTGATGGCTTCAGGCAGAATCAGTTTTCCATCAACACGCTGAGTTGCGACAAAGCCGACCTGACCAGTAGCTGCATAGAGCTCGTTGAGTCTCTTGAAAACACGCCCCTGACGATCGGCAACCCAGTAGTAACCGAAATCGCCGAACGCGATCGTCTTTGCAGAAGCAGCAATTGCAGGAACATAGGCTGAGGTGTACAGTGGTCTGTTCAGAATGGTATCCGGCGTACCGGCCTGCAGTGAAGGCTGCCAGAGGTATTGACCCTGACCGTCCTTCAACTTGCGGATCGCCTTAACCGTGGCATCGTTCATGACGAATACTGCTTTGTTTCTGTACGGTGCCTTAAGGGAGTAGAACAGGTCAAGAATCTCATCGATGGTAATTGCAGTAGCGCTCGCAGTGGTCACGCCAAGCTGTGCACCACCGGTAGCTGCAAGGATACCCGTAGGTTTCCCGGAGCCATCGCCGGTGAAGAATGCATCTTCTTCCTTGTTTCCGATTCGTCTGGCGAACTCTTTAGCAATGTAGGTTTCGAGGTTGAATACGCTGTCGTTAAGCAGCTCCTCGGAAACCTTGATCATGGTCCCAAGCTTATAGGCTCCAATGGATACCTGACCAAAGCTGTCATCACTTTCAGGGATTGCACCTTCCTCGTCGATCCAAGAAGCTGTACCCTTAGAGGCTACGACTGGGATTTTGCGGTCACCGGAAGAAGTGGTGATGACATTGGACAGCCTTCTGAAAATGTTCTCGTCCTCGAGGGTATCCACGAGGGTACGCTCAAATTCATCCGGCACAAGGTAGCCGCCTTCAGTGTCGGTGCCAATCTGAAGCGCATTTCTGATAACAGGATCAAGTCCTTCACCAGCTCGGGTACGCATCGCATTCCAGAACGCTTTTCTGTACTCGTCAGATGCTCTGCCGCTTCTTGTCTCCATGCCCGGAATATTAGGTCTACCGGTAAGAGGCATATTTAGTGGCTTTGAAAGCTCGCGGTCGAGGGCTTCCTGCTTTTCCAGACGGTCGATTTCATTACCAAGGGCGACCACATCCGCTTCCATCTTGTCGTAAACGGCGGTATCCTCAGCTGAAACGATGCCATCCGCACCACGTTTGGTATCGAGAAAAGCCTTAGCTGTTTCCCATGCCTTTGCGCGTTTCTCACGCAGTTCAAGAATTTTATTCATAGTATTTTCCTCCTCAAAATTTGTGTTGAATTAAAGAGAGCCGCTTCTGCAGCGACTCAATCGGTGTACCTGTTTGTTGTTTGGGCAGCTTGGGCTTTACCTTGTCTAGCAGAGAGTTGGTAACGGCCCTGCGGCTAAAGGCATAGGTAAAGTCCTCAGTCTGTAGTCGTTTCTTTTCGTCATCAAGAATGCCGTCTGCAAAACCAAGCTCGATGGCTTTCTTAGCATTGAGCCAGGTTTCCGCGTCCATCAGGTGGGACAGTTTTGCTCGTGACTGTCCTGTTTTGATTTCGTAGGCGTTGATGATGCTTTCCTTAACCTCCGAGAGCATTGCGATGGCCTTTTGCATTTCCTCGCTGTCGCCGATTGCTACGGTCAGCGGGTTATGCACCATTATGAGGGCAGTCGGTGCCATCAGCACGGTTGTTCCGGCCATTGCAATTACCGAAGCGGCAGATGCTGCGATACCATCAATCTTCACGGTAACCTTACCTTTGTAATCCATAAGCATGGTGTAGATCTGACTTGCCGCAATACAATCGCCGCCGGGAGAGTTGAGCCAAATAACAATGTCACCCTCACCGGCAGTAAGCTCCGCTTTAAATGCCTTAGGGGTGACATCATCATCGAACCATGACTCTTCGGCAATCACACCGTCAAGGTAGAGTGTCCGGGCACCAGAATTATCATCCCGTGCCCAGTTCCAGAATTTCTTCATTCGGTTTCCTCCGTTTCTTTCATATTTGCGAACGCACCTGCGTCCTGCAGTTTGGTCATCGCGCCATTGATGAGGTAGAGGTCGCCACCGAGCTCTGCCGGGATGCGGTCCAGGGTTTCAAGCTCGCGGATATCGTTGGCGCTCATCCAGCCGTTCTGACGTGCGGTGGCGTAACCGCTCATTCGGCTAACATAGTCGCCGCGTAGCAGTCCATCCACATTGAACTTAATGAACAGCTTCGACTTTTCGCTCTCCATGAGTAGGGCTCGGCACATGGACTGTTCCCAGCGCACTACCCAAGGGTCAAGGGTGTATTTGACGAACTCTAGCGATTGCTGTTCGATGTTGGAAAAGGACGATTTCTCAAGGTCGGCAAGCATGTGAGGCGGCACCCTGAAGATTCGGGCGATCTCATTGATCTGGAACTTTCTCGTCTCCAGAAACTGCGCCTGTTCCGGTGAGATCCCGATGGGCTGATACTTCATTCCTTCCTCGAGAACGGCCACTCGGTGTGAGTTTCCACTGCCTTGATAGGCTGCATTCCAGGACTCTTTAATCTTCTGTGGGTCCTTGATGGTTCCGGGGTGTTCCAGCACGCCGCCCGGAGCAGCTCCGTTAGCGAAGAATTTTGCACCATATTCCTCTGTGGCAATGGCCAGTCCCACAGCATTTTTCGCCATCGCAATGGGAGAGTAGCCAACCAGACCATCAAAGCCCAGACCAGGAATATGAAGCACGTCCGAAGGAGACAGATAAACCTGGCTGTCCTTGCCGAGTGATGGAGCGTCCTCATTACTGCGCTGGTACAAATAGAAAAGCCGACCGTTTGAATCTCGGTCGACTGTCATTTTGTTTGGCATTAGAGGATAAAGCGCAACGACCTCGCCACGGGCGTTTCTTATGATCTGCGCATAGGCGTTCCCCCATAACAAAAGATGACTCATCAGCGTTTCTCTAAATGCAAAGGAAGTCATCTCAGGATTCGGCTCGTCATGAAGCAGCTTGTACAATGGGTGTTTGAGGTGTTTTTCCTTGCCTCCGGAATCGTTGTATTGATAGATATGGAGCGGAAGCCCCGCCAGTGTTTCAGATAATATCCTCACGCAGCTGTACACTGCTGTCATTTGAATGGCCGTCTGCTCATTGACTGGTTTGCCTGCGCTGGTGCTTCCGAAAAAGAAGCTGTAGCGGCTGCCACCGAGGGCATCTTGAGGCTTGTCACGCGCCTTGAATATTCCTTGTAGTATTCCCATAGACATCACTCTCCTTAAAAATGGGCATGAAAAAAGCACCCCATTTCTGAGATGCTTTCATTTCTAATCTCCTATTTCTTGTACTTGTTAAAAACCTGAACAATATCAGGATAGCAGCAAGTTCCTTTTGGGTTGTTAACCTTGCAGTTGCTGTTAACCATCGCGCCAGTCATTTTAATAACCTCATCAACTGAATTTGCACCCTTGTCCTCAATTGCTGTTCTGATATCATTCTCGGTTACTTTATTGCAGTAACAAACGTATTCACCATCAATTGTTGAAACTTCGCTCACTGGTTCACCTGAGCAACAGCTGCATTTCTCACTCATTATTGGCCTCCTAACATATAACGACACTATGTGCTTATTATTTTTTTTACATACCGTTAAATTATACCACAGTTTCATTAACCGTTAAAGGATTAGCAGCCCTCTCTCGTTATAAACCGAAGCGCCACTTTCGTTGCCGCACCGAATCGCCCGGTCAAGGGCCATAATGGTGGCGACTGCGCCATCGATTTTCTCAGTGGATTTCTCCTTGTCTGCTTTGATGTTGCCTGCTGGATCGGTGCGGATATAGATGTTGTCCATCATCCAGCGTAGGACCGGATGACCCCCGTGGGCAAGCTTTTGTTCTAAGGTTAGCTTCATGAGTTCCTTGGTCGGCGGACTCATATCCTTGAAGCCCTGACCGAACGGAACAACTGTGAAGCCCATGCCCTCAAGGTTCTGAACCATCTGAACAGCACCCCAGCGGTCAAAGGCAATCTCGCGAATGTTATATTTTGTGCCCAGCTCCTCAATAAAGCTCTCGATGAAGCCATAGTGGACCACATTGCCTTCAGTGGTTAAAAGATAGCCTTGCTTTTTCCAGACATCATAATTCACATGGTCACGCCGCACACGCAAATCGATGTTGTCCTCCGGTATCCAGAAGAACGGGAGCACGACAAACTTGTCATCTTCGTCAAGCGGTGGGAATACCAGAACAAAGGCAGTAATGTCGGTGGAGGATGAAAGGTCAAGTCCACCGTAGCAAATCCGGCCTCGCAAGGCTTCTGGATCTACCGCAAAAGCGCAGGTATCCCATTTGTCCATCGGCATCCAGCGTACAGCTTGTTTGACCCATTGGTTCAAGCGGAGCTGCCTGAAGCTATTCTCCTCGGCGGGATTCTGGCGGGCCGACTCAAAGGCTGCTTTGACCTTATCTAAGCCGACTGTAATACCGAGGGAGGGATTGGCTTTTTTCCACACCTTTGGATCTGTCCAGTCATCCTCCTGTGCAGCTCCGTATATGATGGGATAGAAGGTCGGGTCCTTTTTTCTACCCTCAATGATATCCAGGGCCTTCTGATGGACTTCCCAGCAGATGCTGTTCTGATTGTCTCCGGCTGTCGTGATCAAAAAATAGAGCGGCTGCATTCGCGCATCACCGCTGCCTTTAGTCATAACATCGTAGAGCTTTCGGTTTGGTTGGGTATGCAGCTCATCAAATACCACGCCATGGGTATTGAAACCGTGCTTGTTGCCAACATCGGCAGACAGCACCTGATAAGTGCTCCCGGTTGGTAAATAAACGAGACGTTTCATGGAATCAAGAATCTTGACTCGTTTTGCGAGCGCTGGGCACATCCGCACCATATCCGCTGCAACGTTAAAGACGATAGACGCCTGATTGCGATCAGCGGCACAGCCGTAGACCTCGGCGCGTTCTTCATTGTCACCGCAGGTCAGTAGTAGAGCAACGGCAGCGGCGAGCTCTGATTTACCCATCTTCTTTGGAATTTCAACATACGCTGTGTTGAACTGCCGATAGCCGTTGGGCTTGATGGTGCCAAAGATATCCCGAATAATCTGCTCCTGCCAGTCAATAAGCTCAAAGGGCTTACCGGCCCAGGTGCCCTTGGTGTGGGAGAGCGCCTCAATAAAGGACACGGCATAATCAGCCAGAGCCTTGTCATAGATTGAATCCGATGCTTTAAATCGGGTGGGAGAGTATTTCTTCAATTTTCTGATACGCCGTCACCTCCTTTCGCAGGGCATAAAAATAGACCTGCAAAAGCAAGCCTTGATAATTAATCTGTACGAGATACAGAGCCGTTTCCGGCACTGTTCTCAATTGTCGTCGTTATTGCTCAATTTTTCGGCAAAGATCCTCACCGAAGACCACGTTCAGGCTGCTACCATTGTCCCAGTTAACTAGGATGCTGGCCGTATCATCCACGCCGGTTACGGTCCCTTTGGTACCGATAGGTGGAGCCTGCACGTCATCCATGCGGAGAAGCTCCACGCGGCAACCGACAGGATACTGTTTGCGTATGCGCTCGACTACATCTTTATTCGGAAATCTCATCATCAGTTGCCTCCTTTTCATTCTGTAGGGCATTTACCGCTTCTACTACAGCGGGATCGTCGGTAGCGGCGTCCAGGTCCTCTGCACAGAAGCCTTTCTTGGCTCCCGTTCGGAATGCTGCGCTGCCAGTCAGGTTCCGAAGTAGGGTCCGGCGCGTTTCCTTGAATTCATCACCAATAAAACCGAGTCGAAGGAGGAAGCAGCGGAATGCATATTTCTCATTGTCAATTTCTTTTTCTTTGGCGTTGACACGCTTCTGCCTTTTAGCTGCGGCACAAAGTGCACCAATAAAGCGAGAGTAGGCAGCCACCTCGTCGCTTTCTGCAGGAAATCTGAACCAAGGGAATTTGAGAGTAGTATCCGTCCGTTCGACTGGAAGGGAATCCACACCAAGTGCCTTTTTTATCAGTTCAGCTTTGCTTGCAATTAGCTTTTCAAGATTGGCGAGTCCTTCGTCGGTCATGAACGATAGTGGCATTTCAATGGTCAATTGGTCAGGTTCGTCAGGTTCCGTCACATCGGTTGCCTGCATTCCATTTTCACCTTGGAAGTTTTCTCGGCGGGTACGGCCCAGTCCCAGTTCCTCTCGGCCGTCCATCCTCAGGCCCTCAAAGGCGATCACTTCATCCAGCTGTCTTTGCATGGTGTCGGTAATGGGTGCAGCGGGGTTTGCATACCGTCCTGGGTGGTGCTGGTCAATATCTGGAATCTCGTCAAGCGCCCCCATCCCACCAAGTCCGTTCTCGTAGGTATCTGGTTCATCATACTCGCGACTGTCGCCGTCAGCGTCAAAGCCTGCGTGATGGAGTGAATCCTCAAGGTCGAGGTTGTCAGGGCCTGTAAGCGATCCGGTCTTGTCGATGTGGTAGCCGCCAATCTCGTAGATGAAGCTTGGTGCTCCAAGGTACTTGGCTGGGGTATTTAACGCTGTGCTGATTGCACCGACCAGTGCTTTACGTTCGCTGCCTGTAACATTGTAATTAAGTTTCATTTTCATACCACCTTTCTTTTTCGGTACTACATTCATCACTCTAAACCGCTTAAATAGCAACGGTTTTATGTGGTTTCTGAGGAGAATCTGTACCGAATATTCGGCGGTTTTAGGTGAGGTTAGCCATTTGCGCTCACATCTGCATAGGAGTAGAGCAGACCATCGCGCTGGACAGAAACCTTGTCGGATGTACCGACCTGTTCGATGTAGCGCTTGACAATAACGTCGCAGAACTTCTCATCAAGCTCGATGGTATAACAGGAGCGGTCAGACTGTTCGCAGGCAATGAGGGTTGAACCGCTGCCCCCAAAGGGATCGAGCACTAGCGTGTTACTCATGCTGCTGTTCATAATCGGGTACGCCAAGAGAGGAACCGGCTTCATGGTCGGGTGATCCCCATTTTTCTTAGGTTTATCAAACTCCCAGATGGTGGTTTCCTTCCGGCCGGTGTACCATTGATGCTTTCCGGTTTTCTTCCAACCGTAGAGTACAGGCTCGTGCTGCCATTGGTATGGAGAGCGCCCCAGTACCAGCGACTGCTTCTTCCAGATGCAGCAGCCGGACAAATAAAAACCGGCATCCACAAAGGCTCTCCTGAAATTCAGCCCTTCGGTGTCGGCATGGAAAACATAGATGCTGGCGTCAGCTGCCATGACCACTTCGGTGTTTGAAAAAGCATCGAGAAGAAAGTGGTAGAAGGCGTCGTTACCCATGTTGTCGTTCTTGATTTTCCCCGCGCTGCCTTCATAGTTAACGTTGTAAGGCGGGTCGGTGATCACGAGATTGGCTTTAGCTCCGGCCATCAGCAAGTTAAAGGTGTCCTTCTTTGTGCTATCACCACAGACCAGTCGGTGCCGACCAAGGGTCCAGAGGTCACCGAGCTTGCTGATCGGCGGCTCCTTAAGCTCTGCCTCCACATCAAAATCATCATCGTGGATGACGTTCTTGATACTATCCTTAAACAGATCATCCAGTTCAGCGGGGTCAAAGCCGGTGAGTGATACATCGAAGTCCGCGCCTTGCAAATCTGCGATGAGCAGAGCTAGCTTTTCTTTATCCCATTCGCCGGAAATCTTGTTCAGCGCGATGTTGAGAGCCTTTTCCTTCTCGACATCCATTTCGACCACCACGCACTCGACTTCGGTGATGCCCATGTCGATGAGCACCTTCAAACGCTGGTGCCCACCTACAACACAGCCGGTCACCTTATTCCAGATGACCGGCTCGACGTATCCGAACTGTTCAATTGAACGCTTCAGCTTATCATATTCAGGATCACCGGGCCTTAAGTCCTTGCGGGGATTGTAGTCTGCAGGAAGAAGCTTAGCGGTATTCTTTTTCTCAATCAGCATATCATTTTCCTTTCCGGGCGGTTAAGAGCCGCTCCATCACATCATCTTGCGGATTCACACCGCTGTACTCCCCGGTACAGTTTTCCTTTACGATCTGAAAAATCTCCATCCACAGCCGATTTGTCTGGTTCATATAGTTCTGACCCATCGCCACATAGGGACTCTGAATGGCATTGCCTGTAGTGGGGTGCTTTGCAAGAAAGCCGTATTCGGTGACTGCTTCCTCGCATTGAATCCATCTGGCCACGCTCATGGCGTACCGCTCCAAAAGCTGAGGAGCTACAAGCACCGCACAGCCACGTTCGTTCAGCCAAGTCCAGGCGGATTTGTAAATCTCGCTTGCGACGAGCGTCTTGCCGTCTTTTTGTATGGCTTCGAGCATTTTGTTTGGTTCAGGCATTTCAAGTCCTTTGAGATCTGCTGCATCTTGAAATTCCATCACAGTCAGTTTTCTGCCGCCAGGATTGCCCTCGGCTATTTTGTCGGCTAATGGCTTCTTTTTTGCGCCCGCGCCGATACGAGCGCCGCCACGGTTGGTACCGTCTTTTGCCAAAAATATCACCTCACTTTGCGGGGATGGGGCTATTCCCTCGTTTGAAAGCGCGTTTTTCTGCGCGTTGCCCCACGCCGCTGTCCGTTTTGAATAGTTTTGAAGATTTGACTACCCCCACCGGTCACCGCTCTCAGCAGTAATTCGGGAGTGACAGGATTTACATAGAGACATTAGATTACTCTTTTCATTGCCGCCGCCTTGGGAGAGAGGAAGGATGTGGTGGACCTCTTCAGCAGGCGTCAGCTTGCCTTGCTTCTCGCACTCTTCACAGAGGGGATGCAACTTGATGTAACGGTCACGGATGCGCTTCCAGCTTCTGCCGTAGCGTTTGTTGGACTTAGGGTCGCGCTGGTACTGGTTGTACTGTTTGTCCATGACCTTTTGATGCTCGGCACAGTATTGCTCACGTTCTGCAAGCCGACCGCAGCCGGAGTAGGCACAGGGACGCTTGGGTTTATAAGGCATTGGCAAACCTCGCTTTCTGGGCATACAAAAAGCCACCGCAGGATTTCTCCCGGGGTGGCCTCTGCCTATACTTTCTATACTACCAGTTTACTATGTTTGGCTATAACATCAACTCTCTTTTACTCTCCACTTTCATTGACCACAACTTTTGTTAAAGCCCAGTCACGCATTCGGTAAGTATGCTGGATGCTGTAGCCCATCTTGGCAGCGACTTCTTCCCACGTACATCCGCAGAGGAAACGGAGTTCAAGCAGCGTCTGGTATTCCTTATTGTCCACAGCTTTGATGCTGGCAACAATCTGTCGTTTGATGTCTACCAACCGGTGAATGTCACGATCAATTTCTGCCTGAAGATCTACAATCTTCACAACAGCATCCGCCATAGATGAGACACTGTGGCTGGGATTGCGAGGCATACCAGTAATGGTAGAGGTGCATTTCGTGGCCAGTTCATTCAAGGAAGCAATCTGTTCAAGCTTGCTGTCGATACGAAGATCCAGTCGGTAGGCTTGGCTGAGAAAATCCAGAGCTTTCATGTTAGCCCACCTCCATATCTCGAACTTGACGCAGCAGGGTATCGCCATCCAGATTTGAAAGTGTCTCAAACCACCCAGAATGGAAGAAGCGTTCAACATCATCGCACTCACCTTCATTCTTGATAATATTTTCCCTTAAGATGCGCTTCCGCTTATCCTTCATGGCTTCCTCAGTATCGAGGTCTGGCGTGTGCGGGTGACGCTTTAGGAAGTGAATTGCTTCCCGATAGTCCTTGACTGCTTGGACAATAATTGCATTTGCTAAACTTTCATAGGGTTCCATAATCGTACCTCCGATAAATTTGGATTTCTCTCGGATTGGCACGGATTGTCTTTAGTTGACTCTCATTTGCAGATCAGCTTTGACAGCATCGATTAGCGCCGACTGGCTTTTATCCTTTATGGACAGAGCCCGCAAAACACGTTCATCAATTGTGCCTTTGGTAACGATGTGCTGCACCACAACCGTTTCAGCTGTTTGGCCTTGTCTCCAAAGCCTCGCATTTGTTTGTTGATATAACTCTAATGACCAGGTAAGACCGAACCAGACAATGCAAGAGCCACCGGCCTGAAGATTTAAGCCATGTCCTGCAGATGCAGGATGAATTAAACCAACCGGTATTTCCTTGTTGTTCCACCTTCGAATACTTTCAGCAGTATCCAACTTAGAAAATGAGACCTTTATGCTTTGAAGCTTTTCTACGATTCTTTCGTAGTCGTGCTTATACCAATAGGCCACGAGGATTGGCTTTCCTGCAGATGCCTCAATGATGTCCTCCAAGGCGTCCAGCTTCTGATTATGGATGACCTCTGCTCCACCACTGTCGATATAAATGGCGCCGTTGGCCATCTGGCAGAGCTTGTTAGAAAGTGCTGCAGCATTTGCCGCTGTTACCTCACCACCAGGCAGCTCCAGGACAAGGTCTCTTGCTAATTCGTCGTAGCGCTTTGCCTCTTTCTCAGAAAGCATGACCGTATGTTCACTGCTGATCAGCTCAGGCATCTTCAGGTAATCCGTGGACTTCATAGAAATCGTAATGTCGGAGATTTTCTGGTAGATGCTTAGCTCCGCTCCGGGAAGTGGCTTGTAGCTGAAAATGATCTGGCCATTTCTCTTATCCGGCATAAAGTAGTTACTGCGAAATGCCGTGATAAATCTTCCAAGCCTAGCACCCATGTCCAGCAACTTAAACTCAGCCCATAAATCCATTAGTCCATTGCTACTTGGCGTTCCTGTTAATCCAATCATGCGTTTTACTTTAGGCCGCACCTTCATCAGTGACTTAAAGCGCTTGGCCTGATGATTTTTGAAGGAAGAAAGCTCATCGATAATGACTGTATCGAAATCAAAGGGAAGCCCGCTCTCATCAATGAGCCAGCAAAGATTCTCACGGTTGATGACATAGATATCTGCTGTGGCCTTTAACGCTTGGACCCGCTCCGTTGTGCTTCCTACTGCAACAGAAACGATCAGGTCCGATAGATGATCCCATTTTTCAATTTCCGCAGGCCAGACATCTCTTGCCACTCGAAGGGGTCCAACCACTAACACCTTATGTGCGTCGAAGGAATCAAACAGAAGGTTATTGATTGCAGTAAGCGCGATGCTTGTTTTTCCTAAACCCATATCAAGCAGTACGGCTGACACCGGATGAGATTCGATGTAGTTTATCGCATACTTTTGATAATCATGTGGATTGTATTGCATCTAAAATCCCTCCAATCTGACTCGCGTCGTCTAATATGAAAACTAAAAATCCTAACCCTCTCAGCAGCTTGTGCCTTGCCATCTGTAAGGGACGAGGGCGTTTACCCGGAGCCTTAACCTCAACAAAGGCTATCTTTCCTTCAGGCATCAGAAGGATTCGATCCGGCATACCATCAAAGCCTGGGGATACAAACTTCAGCGCCAGCCCGCCGCGCTTTTTTGTCTCCTGAGTTAACTTCTTTTCAATCTCTTTTTCTCTCATGATCGCACCCCATCAAAATTTGGTGGTGGTCATTATACTCATTCCATAAAACCCCCTATAGGCTATTTTTTACTTAAAAAACTCTCTATAGGGACTTTTTGTATATGAGTATAATGAGGGTCACCAGTGACAGTCTGTTATGGTTGATTCAAAAAATCTTCATCTTTTACACGCACTCCATAGATGAAAGAACCTTTATTTATCTTCTTGCGCGTAAAGCCTGCAAGTTCAACGGCCGTATAAAAATCGGTCGTGCTTCTCGTATATTCACCATTTCGTGCACAGTAATTACGATATTCTTGATAAAAGGCACCGGACTTCTGCGAATAGTCCGGACCGATTTCGCAGCAATCCTCAAGGAAGTTTGCCATCCAGTCATTGTTCTCTCTATAACTATCAATCGCCTTACGAACACACTCAGGCGGTGATAAATGGAAGTTCTTACGTATTGCTTTCATGGCTCCTTCAACAATCCAGCTAAGGATATAGGGGCCTGCCTCATTGAAAAGGTGGTCAGAATAATTCTTCATATCACTGCTACCTTCGATCTTTGCATCGAAAGGAATGACAATCAGACGACGCCACGTCCCTGCATCATTGGCACCTACACGGGGAAGATGGTTTGTATAAAGCACCAGTGTATGCGAAGGAGTGAACCTAAATGGGTCCTTGTACTTTTTTTCAGCCGTAATCTCGTCAGTAGAGCAAAGCTGCTTAATTATGGAAGTATTAAGACGCATGCCCTCCTCAAGCTCTGCCGCGATGATGAGACGCTTGCCTTTAAGCTCTGCCATTTCAGGCTTCACATTTCTACGACAGCCAACCGTCAAAGTGTCTGCAGACAAGGAACCAGAATAAGTACCAAGCACCCTGGATATGGTATTCCAGAAGGTGGATTTACCATTACGCCCTTCCCCGTAAGCAATGATGATCGCTTCCAGGTAGACTTTGCCGATGGCAGCAAGGCCTACAATTTGCTGGACATATTCGATCAGCTCAGCATCATTACAAAAAAAGGTGCGAAGGGCCTGTTGCCAGATATCCTTGCCATCGTCACCGGGCTTACTATTGGTCTGCTTAGTGATGAAGTCAGCGGCTTCTGGAAGCCTACTTTCACCCGTTTTTAGATCAATCGTTGCACCGGGTGTATTAAGTAAAAACTCGTCCTTATCTAGATCCGAGACACTGTGTTGCAGCATCGGTTTTGCCGCCTGAAGGGCCGCAGTGACATATTTCATATCGCGACGCTTGAGCACAAACTTCTTATAAATAGCCGCGGCAGTATACATACCATAAGCTGTTTGCTGTTCTTCGTTCATATCTCCTATGCCCTTGCCGGTAATGACAGCTGCTTTTTCTAGACCGGCTTTAATACAGGATTCAAGTGTTGATGCAACTTGTGCTTCAGCGTCAGCAAGCTGCTCATCAAGAAACTCCTCCATAGCACCGACGGCCTTCTGCTTTGACTCCACCCATTTTTCACCGTCATACCTTAAATAATCGGTAGCCTCCGTGAAGCAAAGCTCTGCATCATATTCACGAGCAAGCACTTTTGCCTGCCCAATATCGGAGTAGTCTGCAGGTTTTAAAGAAGCAATATCTTTGTTAAAATCCTCCGGGGCCACATAGCCTTCCTGATCCTGAACCTTTTTAGCAAACTTCACTGCGCTATTCCATATGGTAGTCAGTTCATCTTCCTCGATGGATGTCTCACACTTTTCTGCTTCCTTTAAGAAAAGGTCATGCGCTTTTTCTCCAATACCATAACGTTTCAAAACTCTGCCAGCGAAATGCGACAGGGTTTTATTTCGTCTGCCTGCTGGAATAACGGAGTGGTTTGACATCGCTTCGTCAAAATCCTCATCGACATCTTCCAGCACGTCAAGGACTGATAGCCAGCCTTCATGCCAGATCACTTCATCGGAAGCAGCCCCATATATAAACCGAGCCGCATCCAGAGCGTTATCATCAAAGAAGGGAAACTGAGCATAAATTGCTCTCTTTAAATTGGCGTACGTATCCGCATCCGTTACTGCATCAATTGGGAAGTACACATGAAACTTGGGCCTTGCTGTTTTACCATCCTTCGGGAGCATATGGTTGCGGCTGGGTGCAATTGCATAGGATATATCCGGCATTAGTTCCTCAAGAGTAGCCGGCGTGATCCATTCAGCAGGATTATCAGTATGGTCGTTGTCACAATCCATCACGATAACGTCAGACTTGATGAAGTTATCTGCACTGCGGTAGTTGTTCTCATACTCAGCACAAACGTGGTCAACTTTTACCGCTTCCTTCAGTTCATCCACTGAGGTAACCACACGTTTATTTGGGTAGAGGCAGTTCTTCTGATTCCCAGTGCAGTTTGCGGTACAGATCGTTAATTGCATGTTGTTACCTCCTCCAACTCCTCAGTAAAATAGCGGATCGTCATGCGGCGCTTCTTGGCTTTATCAATCTCGCGCTGCATGCCATTCGTGATCGTCTCGCCAAACACCCAGAGTTCATTGCATTTACCTAGGAAAACAATGTCCATGAACAGTGCAAGCTCACGTTCCTCCGGATCGTCATCTGAAAGATATAGAGGCAACAGTAGGTGTGGCGCAAAGGCAATCGCGTTTCTTTCCATAACAGCGAAGCGGCTATAAAGCTTGGCTCTTTCCGTGTTTTTCTCTACTTCCCCAGCATACGGCGAGCAGATATACACCAGCGGTTTGAAGGTCTTTTCTTCTTTTTTAATGTTGGTCAGAGCTTGGTATGCGGTAGGGTCGGAATAACCTTCACTGTTCTTCTTGTCCACTTCGCCAGGACCGTATTTCATTTGTTCGTTCATCAGCGAACCTCCTTATTAAGATTCGAGCGGCATAAAAGTCCCTCTAATAGTCCCAGGACAGAAACCGCCGCTTTGAACGAACTTTTTTATAATTAAATTTTCCTTCTTATATAAGCGACAGCAGACATGAAAAATCTGCTGTCTTTTTTTCGTTCATTTCCGTTCTAAGTGTCCTGGGACTTGTGAAGGACATGAAAAATGTGTGGCCCGAAAAAATCCAAAAGATTATTCGTTCAAACCACACAAAACTGTCCTGGGACTATTAGAGAGGGAATAACGCCTCTCGGGAAGGGAGGTAACGAAATGCAGACACAGACCCCTGCAGAGGCTTCGAAAGACCAGCAGCTAGATGAAGAACTTGCTGACACTCTCACAGCCATCAGCGTCGTATCCAAGAGACTGTCTCAGAAAATCAAGGCCTTATCTGCAAAGGAACAAGAAAAAAAGGAAGGAGGTACTCCAAATGAGCAAGATGAGTGAACTGAGTCAGGTTCTGTCTGAACTTAAGGACTGCGGACAAACCCTCATGAACATTTCGGACTCGCTGACTGAGCTTTTCTCTAGCACATCAGCCGTGCAGGACACACCTATAGCACCGGCTGAAGAACCTAAGCCAGCGTATTCGTTTGTAGAGGTTCGGAAGAAGTTTGCAGAAATGTCCAGAGCCGGACACACCGACGCGCTTAAGGATCTGTTGAAAAAACATGGTGCAGACAAGCTCTCCAGCGTAGACCCGTCACAGTATGCCGCATTGCTTGCGGATGCGGAGGCAATTCGATGAGCGTAAAACACGCACTACTTTCCGCATCGTCGTCACACCGGTGGATCGCATGTCCACCATCGGCTCTGCTTAGTAAGAAGTTCGAAGATTCTTCCAGCAGCTTTGCGCAGGAAGGCACCGATGCCCACACCCTTGCACAGTACAAACTTGAAAAATCGCTGGGACTTCCTACAAAGGACCCGACTGAATCACTCAGCTTCTACGATGAGGAAATGAACGATCACGCAGAAAATTATGCAGCCTTTGTACTAGAACAACTTGAGAAAGCAAAAGAGACCTGCGTCGATCCTCAGGTACTTATTGAGCAGAAGCTCGATTTCTCAAGGTATGTCCCAGAAGGGTTTGGTCATGTGGACTGCCTGATTATCGCAGACGGCACCCTTACCGTAATTGATTTTAAATACGGACTTGGGATCAAGGTTTCATCGGAAAAAAATCCGCAGATGTTCTGCTATGCGCTTGGCGGCTTGGCCCTGTTCGATGGGATCTACGATATCGATAATATCCGACTGGTCATCTATCAGCCACGCAGAGAAAACATTAGCGAGTACACCATCTCAAAAAGCGAACTTATCCAGTGGGCTGAAGACGTCTTGTCTCCTACTGCACAACTTGCCAGCAAGGGCGAGGGCGAATACAAAGCTGGCGAGCATTGTCAGTTCTGTAAGGCCAAAGCAACTTGTAGAAAGCGTGCCGAATACAACCTGGAACTTGCCAAGTACGATTTCGAAGTACCGGCCACGCTCGATCACGATGAGATCGCAGCCATCCTGACAAAAGCGGACGAACTGGTTTCCTGGGCAAGCGATGTCAAGGAATATGCACTGAAAGAAGCACTCAACGGTACCAAGTTTGAAGGTTTCAAATTAGTTGCCGGTCGGTCCAACAGAAAATACACCGACGAAACTGCCGCAGCTGATCTCGTTATTGCAGCCGGAAAAGACCCATTCGAGAAGAAGTTACTCGGCATAACTGCTATGACAGCACTCCTCGGCAAAAAGGCATTTGAAGATATTCTCGGTGGCCTAACCTATAAACCGCCTGGAAAACCGGTCCTTGTTACCGCTGATGACAAAAGGCCTGAATTTAACTCAGCATATGAAGATTTTGATGAAAATCAAGGAGGAAAAAAATCATGACAAAAACAGTTAATCCGTTGAAAGTAGTGACTGGCCCTGATACCCGCTGGAGCTATGTGAATGCGTGGGAGCCTAAATCCATTAATGGCGGCACGCCCAAGTACAGTGTATCTCTCATTATTCCTAAGTCCGACACGAAGACCATCCAGAAAGTTAAAGCTGCAATAGAAGCAGCCTACCACGAAGGCGAAAGCAAGCTCAAAGGCAATGGTCGAACAGTACCGCCTCTTACAACCCTTAAAACCCCGCTTCGTGATGGCGATTCGGAACGTCCTGATGATCCCGTTTATGCCAACGCATATTTTGTAAATGCCAACAACAGCTCTGCCCCTGGCATCGTAGACGCCGACCGTCAGCCCATCCTTGAGCGCTCTGAGATTTATTCCGGTGTTTATGGTCGGGCCAGCGTGAATTTCTACGCATTCAACACCAACGGGAACAAAGGAATCGCTTGTTCTCTTAATAACCTTCAGAAGATCCGTGATGGCGAGCCTCTTGGCGGTAAGTCAAACGCTGAAGATGACTTTGCCACTGAGGATGATGACGATTTTCTTTCCTAACAGGTAACGGTCAATCGGGGTGGTAGAAAACCTACCACCCTAGACAATCAAAGAAATGAGGTAAATCAAATGGAAACTATTCTTGTTATTGAACTGATTACGTTGTACGGCATATTTATCGTCGGAGCATCGTTCTGGGTCGTAAGTGAAATTATGGGCGCTATCAAGAAACACAAAAAAGCGAAGAACTTTGATCCACTCGATAAGTTTTAGTCGCTTGGGCGGTGGCACTTCTGCTGCCGCCCTTATTTTTTTGAAAGGAGGATCTTATGGAAGCTATATGGAAAGACATCCCCGGCTATGAAGGCCAATATCAAGTCAGCAATATGGGTCGCGTGAAAAGCCTGAGTCGAGAAATACGTTCAAAAAATCAAAATGGTGAATTTACATGGATATCAAGAGAGCGTATGCTTCGCCCCGGAAAGCATGACAAAGGCGGTCATTTATCTGTAGTTTTGAACGATCCCAGAAAAACATGTATGGTCCATCAGCTTGTTTTGTTGGCTTTTGTTGGACCACCTCCTGAAAGAATGTGCGTCCTTCATACAAATGGGAATGCAACAGACAATCGCTTGGAAAACCTGCGTTATGATACACAATCTGAGAACGTTTATGACGTTTATCGTCAGGGTAAAGCGTGGAAAACCCTTACTGCTGATGATGTTGGAGGAATTAAATTCGGCCTCTGGTGCGGCATATCATGCGCAGAACTTGGACGCATGTTTGGGGTAGTCCATCAGACAATAAATAAAATCAAGAAAGGAGATAGACACGCATGGATAAAATAAAAGAACTCAGCTTAGATTTAGAGACATTTTCTGATGTTGACCTTGGAAAGTGTGGAGTTTATAGATACGCTGAATCGCCTTTATTTGAGATACTTCTTCTTGGTTATTCCACTGACGGTATAAATGTACATGTTATTGATTTGACCTGTGGTGAGCAGGTCCCAGAAGAAATAATAAATGCGCTCACCGATAACAACGTTATCAAATGGGCGCATCATGCTACTTTTGAACGTATATGTCTATCGCAGTGGTTAAGAAAAAACTATCCTGAAAGGTTTACAAGTTATAGCATACCAGAAGACACCGTAAATAATTACCTTGATCCCGAGTCATGGCGTTGTTCCCTCGTGTGGTCAGCTTATATGGGCCTTCCGCTTTCGCTAGATGGTGTTGGCGCAGTTCTGAAACTGCTAGACCAGAAAATGAAAGGCGGGAAAGATCTTATTCGTTATTTCTGCATGCCATGCAAGCCAGCGAAAAGCAATGATGGCCGAATACGTAACCTTCCTTATCATGATAAATTAAAATGGGACACATTTAAAAGCTATAACAAACGAGATGTTGAAGTAGAGATCGCCATAAAAAACAGACTTGCTAATCATCCTGTTCCTGACTTTGTATGGGATGAGTACCACCTGAGCGAAGAGATAAACGACAGAGGCATCTTAGTTGACATGCCGCTAGTCAAAAACGCCATTGATTTTGACGAACGTTCTAAAGAAAAAATCTCTGCTGAAATTAAAGATTACACTTCAATTGATAATCCCAACAGCGTTATGCAAATTAAAAACTGGCTCGCAGAAAACGGACTGGAAACGGAAACGCTCGGCAAGAAAGCCGTCTCTGCCATGATCAAAGAGGCTCCCGTAGAATTAAAAAAAGTATTGGAACTCCGTCAGCAGCTTGCTAAAAGCAGTATTAAAAAATATCAGGCCATGTCAAATTCAGTGTGCTCCGATGGACGTGCTAGAGGAATGTTTTTTTTCTACGGTGCTTCTCGTTCTGGACGCTGGGCAGGCAGGCATATACAATTACAGAACTTACCTCAAAATCATATCCCTGATTTAGAAGATGCAAGATCCCTTGTAAAGCTCGGAGATTATGATGCAGTGAAGCTTCTTTATGAGGATGTGCCGGATACACTCTCTCAGCTTATCCGAACCGCTTTTATTCCACGGCCAGGATACAAATTTATTGTGAGTGACTTCAGTGCTATCGAGGCTAGGGTTCTGTCCTTCTTAGCCGGGGAACAATGGCGATTAGATGTATTTGAAAGTGACGGTGATATCTACTGTGCTTCTGCTTCTGCTATGTTCCATGTGCCGGTTGAAAAACATGGCATAAACAGCCATCTCCGCCAAAAAGGAAAAATTGCAGAATTGGCTCTTGGATATGGCGGCAGCACCGGAGCCCTCAAGGCTATGGGAGCGCTAGACATGGGCCTTACAGAAGACGAACTACAACCGCTGGTTGATTCTTGGAGATCTTCAAACCCCAACATCACGAAGCTTTGGTGGGATGTTGATAGGACCGTTAAAGAGGCCGTTCGCTTACGAACACATACTAAAACGCATGGCATTAAATTCTACTACCAAAAGGGAATGCTGTTTATTGAGCTTCCTTCCGGCAGGAGGCTTTCCTATGTAAAGCCCAAGATCGAACCAAACCAGTTTGGTGGCGAGTCGGTTACTTACGAAGGCACCAGCAACACTAAGAAATGGGAGCGCATCGAAAGTTACGGTCCAAAATTCGTTGAAAATATCGTCCAAGCCATAAGCAGAGATATTCTGGCCTACGCCATGAAAACACTCCGTCACTGCTTTATCTGTGGACATGTCCATGATGAGCTAATTATCGAATCCAGCATGGGCGTTTCCCTTGAAGCCGTTTGTGAACAGATGGGAAGAACACCACCTTGGATCAAAGGTTTAGCACTTAGAGCCGACGGCTATGAGACAATGTTTTATAAGAAAGATTAAAAAAAGCCTCTGAGGGAATTTAATCCCTCAGAGGCCATGATATTTTCTATGTTCCCGTCGTTGGGCATTAAAATCATTGCTTGATTTAATTTCCTATTATCGGACGGAACTACTCCTTCTCAATCTTGAGCGTTTTATATTGCTCGTCTAACTCTAGGAATAAGTCCCATACAAGAGTCTCGGGTTTTTTCGTATCAATATACTCTTCAATACATTCAAATCCTGTATTTGCATACTGCTCAGCTAGTTTGTATACTTCGCCCTTCTTTGTGATTTCGTCAAGCTCATTCTCTGGGTCAGAAAGTTGTGATATGAATTGAGCATACATAGCCGCTTGTGTCTTACTATCTATGGATTTATCAAGGACAAGGCCACCGGCATAGGGGTTTTTAACTTCCGTCGGTGATTTGCTCTCAGCGCCAAGTGCCATAGTAAAAAGAAAAATTTCTGAACGACTTACACCTGCACCACCTTTATTTGCAAGCCCCATATAGTTTGATTCCTCAATCTTATCTAGTAGCTGTTTTGCCTTAGTTGAATAATTAAGTCTGTCGGGATTTTTTGACACTTCCATTTTCATCCTCCTATTTCACCACAGTAATTTTTTCGTCTTGCAGAGCAAGTTCAACGGATGTTTTCGCTGCCGGACCAAAGATATTCTTTATTTCTGGTGAGTACTCATCCGGAGTAAAGGTCATTATTAACTGTTTATTCTTGCTTACTTCGCAAAGCACATTCGCAAAGTTTATTCTGTTTATATCAGAAACACGTGCAACAGGTGTGTCTATGAAAAGTAGAGAATTAAAGTCGGATACTTCATGTAGTGCTAACGTAAAAGATAATGCAAGTAGAGCGCGCTCAGCAGCGCTTGTGGTACCAACACAAGAGTAGCCATCTTTATGTATGAGGTCAAGCTGGAAGTCCTTATCAAGCTTAATGCGGTCATAGGTATTCTTTTTCCAAATTAGCTCATTGAAGTAGTAGGTGGTGCGTTCTTCCATTTTTCTTCTGACTTCATCCATCATATCCTTTTCGACGTCGCCAATGATACTGCGCCCTTTATTAGCGAAGTCGATAAGTTGCCTTAGTTTAGAACACTCCTTATCCTTTGCGAGAGCTTTGTTGAGTTCTTTTGTCAGTTCTGTTTTTTTGTCTTCCGCTTTTGCAAGCTGATCTTTTGCTACTCCTAGTTTTTCTGTGTTTTGTTTTTTAAGGTCCTCATGTTCTTCTCTCTCATTGTGCTTAAGCCTTACTTCTTCCTTGTTGCTTACGCGGTTTATACGTTTATCAACATTATCGAGATTAATACCCGCTTCAGATAGCTGATTCTCAAGATTTTTATACCTGTCTATCATACGTTTTTTTTCTTCTGGATAGTCTAACGCATTTTTTACCATTCTTTCAAGCTCACTACGGATACCCATAAGCAGATTAGATGTCTTGCTTGATACTTGAAAACTCTCAATCAGCTTTTTAATAAATTCTTCACCATGAGTTGATAAAGATTGGTTGCAGACTGTACAAGTATGCTCTTCTAGAGCCTTTTTTAGCATGTCTTTGTCTATATTCGGTGGAAGAGCCTTATCATCTTCTTTCTTAGCGATGATAGCTAAGGATTTTTTTGCTACTTCATAGAACGCTAAAGTTACCTTCATCTCTCTGACAAAGGTATACATGGAATCCATGAGCTCTTTTTTTTCATTAGTCAGGTTTGTCTGCTTTGTCTTGAGTTCCTGATACTGCTTCTCTAGCTCAGGGAGATTATCTTCACCCTGTAGGTATTCGGTATTTTCCTTTATAATGCGCTCTGATTTAGCGATCTGGTCGTCGAGGTCCTCGATTTTCTTATCTATAGACTGCAGTTTGGTTTCTATATCAGTTAGCTCGTCAGTGATCTTTTTAATATCAGGAGTTTTTGCACCAGCTTCTTTTTGTTTATCCTTGATAGTTTCACCGATGCGATCATAGATACGATGTACAACATCAACCTGCGAGATATCGAAAATCGCATCACGTACCTTTCCCTTGCGAGCACTTATGAAGTAGTTATTAAGCTGCTCCCCGTCGAAGTAAAAATACTCCCTGACTTTTTCGGGCATGTATTTGTCGACGTAATTTTTAGCTTCTTCACCCTCATGAACTTTCGGGTCACCGGCTGCGGTAGCAGTAGTAACCGTGAATTTTTCTTTTGCAGTTTCCTCAAAAGGCTCAGACCCATTTAATCTAAATGGGAGACTTCTTTTATAGGTAAGATACTGGTCACCATCCTGTGCTCTAATTTCCACTTCTACCATTTCAGTGTCTTTTCCTTCTGCACAAGCATCTTCTATCGCGGTAAGATTTAACTTAGGTAGTCCACGATTTTTATCTTCGTCACCTAAGTGTGGTTCTTTGCTATATAAGCACCATGTAATGGCGTTGAGAAGGTTAGTCTTGCCTACGCCATTTTGAGCGATAATGATATGTATATCGCTGCTCTTTGACTCGGGGAATTTGAATGAAAGAGACTGATACTGACGGTAATTTCTAATATCAATATTAAGAATTCGCATTTGTATCCTCCTCTTTACATGATTTCTCTAAATAGTTGTTGTAGTCAGTCTTAAACCAACCGTGCGTCTCGCTCTCATATTCGAGCAAATCGACCAGGAAATCCCCCAATGCGGATTCATTTACCGTTTTTTCTCGGACCTTTTTAACAATTGTTTTATTTAGCGCCATTGTAAATCCTCCTAATCCTTTCATTTATTGTTATCAAAACATCAGCATTGTTTATTGAGTCAGTAGACATATCTTTTACACGGATGAGTTCTTTTTCAAAGATGTGCTTTTCGAATTCGATAAGATCTGGGTTTTTGAGTCTTACAAAATCTGGCTCGATAATGAAGTCGTATATATAAGCTCTACCTTTATTCTTTGCTTGTCTGATAACTCTACCTACCCGTTGAATATATTCTCTTGGATTAGTACTGCTCGCCATAATAATAGCGGTGTCTGCAGATGGAATATCTATCCCCTCATCGAGGCACTTAATAGCAACGAGAGCTTTGTAAGTGCCTTCTTTAAACATATTAATTAGGTATTGGCGCTCGCTAAGGCCACAATATTTTGCTTCTGGGGTCGTTCCTTGCTCTTGGGTAAAGCGGTGAGCCATGATGACCTTTTCTTGAAGTATTCGCATTACTTCATCTATTTGAGCGTCTGAGGCAAAAATTATAGTGTTTTCCATTGGATTTGTACTAAGTATTTCTAGCAAGGCGTCATATTTTAGTACTGCATTCTTTTCGATGTTAGCCCGATCGAAAAGAAGCTTTTCGAAGGTACTCTGGTATTTATCACTGCTTTTACTATAAGTCGCCATCTTGGATATTCGTTTAGATAGAGCCTGATATTTCTCAAGTTCTTCATCCGTTAGACTCACAAATACTGGATGATACTCATAATCCGTAAGAAATGGCATACCTGTTAGCGGATTAATTGTAGTAAGAGCCTGTGCTATAGTGAATTGATAAGAGTCATTACCAAAGAAGTCAGCTAGGATTTTTGTGCCATAGTCATCAAACCAACGTGCAGGAGTTGCTGATAGTCCAATTCGATATGAGTATTCGTCAAGCAGAGCTCTTTTTGACTTGTAGGCACCGAGGCCATGCGCCTCATCACCGACAAAGCATACTGGAGTTTTGGCAAGCTGGCTTCTTATTGTGCCAGTAAAGTCATCGCTACTCGCTGTGGTATGTGTCGTATAAACGATAACGTGGTTAGAAAATCCAAGTGAGAGGAGTTTAAGCTGCTTAGATAGTTCTTCTCTCCACTTATGCGTGCCATCGGCGATTATTGTGCGATCCACATTAAGGCCGATTTTATCAATCTCACTCTTCCACTGAAGCGAAAGGGTGTTTTGCGGACATGATATGATGACAAGCCCAGTTTGCTCATTTTCGAGAAAGTGGTTTATACAAGCAATAGCAGTCCTAGTTTTCCCAGTCCCCGTAGCCATCTCAAATAAAAGCTTATACTTGTTGTCTTTCCACTTATCAAATGCTTCTTTTTGGTAAGGGAATAGACTGAGCTTTTCAGTGATTGTTTTTTTCTTTCTAGACTGAATATATTGCTTGGCTTCGAAGTGCTCCATTGAGAACTCTTTGCCTATAACAATTAGCTTTTCTCGAACTGCATCTGGAAGTTTCTTTATTATGACATTGGTTCTAAGCTCATTCCAGAAATCATTGAATCTGTTAATATCGGCATAAAGGTAGTTGTCCTGGCCTATCTCCCAGCCTCTGAAGACTTTGAATTCTTCTATATTCGTAAGCCAACCCGATGCGGTTTCATTAATTGAGCCACTAAAGGATAATTGATTGCCATCTGTATCTGTCATAATACCTATCTTCTGATGAAACAGGGAATTAAAATCAGCTTCATCGGTGCTTTTCTCCTTTACTAGTGCTAGACGCATTTCAAGATATCCGTTCGCTAGCATCCAGCCTAGTGCACGCAAATGGTCCTTTTGGAAATCATCTTCAATATGCTCGAGATCACTTAGAAGCTGTTTGCTAAGGAATTCGTCAGGGGACTCTATGACAGCTTTGATCACCTCCGCATCCTTTTCATCAAGACGAGGGCAGGCAATGATGCGCATTATACCCTTGTTTCTAATGAGTCCGGCAATGCCTCTAGCGGCAATGGCAAGGCTCGCAGACGTAAAAAAACCTGCGATTCTATCATAGTACTTAGCCTCGGCTAAGAGTGGTACATAAAACTCATTTACAGGGTCATCTTGGCCGGTTTCGTACGACAGTGCAATATCAATATCTTTGAATGACAATTAACGCCACCCCCTAATGTTATCGAGTGCCTTTCTAAGCACAGTATTGCTATCATCAGTTGCATCATATATGAACTTAACGATGCTTGTAATGTTAGGCTTTCTTCGTTTTCTTGTTTGCATAGAGAGTCCTATTAGCTCGTCCTCAATGCAAACTTCTGAAGATAACGCCTCCCTAAGCATTTTCTGCATGATTGGGATTCTAAAGAGGAGTCTAGCAACTAACTTCTTTTTCTCGTCTTCATTTCTTTTATTAAATGCTTTTCCAAAGACAGATATTGATGCCTGAAAAACGTTATTTGGTGCTGTGATTACAACGAGGTCAAGGAGCGCAGCTAGCTTTGAGTGATTTTCTCCATATTTACGTCTTGCTACCTCATTTTTTTCTTTGCCTTCATCGAGATAGGTACCAAGTTCGTCGTAAGTCATGTCGATTCCGCTTCTACCTAAAATATTCGGTGTGTTTAGATATGCATCAGACATCTCACTAAACTGTGGTATATTGCTTGGTAGGACTTCTTCCTCGCTCGAATTATTTATAACTGCATCAAAAATATCGCTAAGTGGCGTTTCAAGCAGCTTACCGCAGAACCAATCTGCGAGAGTTTCTTTTGTGTAACGTACGCAAGCAATCTCAGGGTACGAGAGACACTCGAGATCCATTTCTTTTTGGAAGTAACGCTCAAGAACCATGTTAAAAGGTATATCCCCTAAAAATGCGCGTTCCCAGGTTTTTTGCTGCTCTGTGCATGTATCACAACTCTGCTTGTTTGCATACTTGCGTCCATAACCAAAAGATTTACCGTATTGGTTTTCCTTGTCAAAACGTAGATCAAAGTACTTTTTTGCAATGTCAGGATGTACTTTTTCAAAATCTAGCATGGACTGGTATGCGGCGCATGTGGTTTCGGGGTTCTTGTGATAATCCTGATTTGCCTCGCAAAACTGTCTGAATGACTTCTTTTTGAAGAACTGTGGCTGATTACACCAACGAGCTATCTGCACATAAAGAGTCCGCCAGGGGCTATCTTTATAGCTTTCATATCTCATTATGTAGGGAAGGCATCCGTATTTCATGAGGATTTTTATACGCTCAAATGTATCTACAATATCATGCTCATCCTGGGAGTTGTATGCACAAAGTACATACAGTTTTGTTGTCTTAATAGAATATCTCTTCCATAGTTTAAGCTTTTCCTCAATGAGATCTCTTTCTTCAAGGTGATCAAATGCAAAAATAAAATCACCATGATATTTTGTATTAGATAACCTTTTTGCCTTTTTATCTGTCATAAGGCGTACATCTATACCTTGTCTGAATTGAAAGGGCTTTCCTGTGGCTTCAAGGTCATCAAGTATTGACTCCCAACCACCAAAAGCAAGGAAATTATCATCCCATAGATATATGTATGGTCTGGTAGGATCATAAAACTCGTTCACAGGGGAATGTATAACAGCTTTATCATATTTTTTATTCACACAGAAAGAGCATTTTCTGAAACAGCCTCGAGTGGTAAAGCCTATTGAATAGTCTAGATAATCAGATACAGCGTTTTTGTTGCGGCCTTTATCAATTTCGCCATTAGCGTAGTCTTTGTATAAATCGTAATCCGGCATATGGTGTTCAATCTCATAAGGAAGGTTTTCGCCACCGTCTTCAAAAAAACCTGTGCCTCCAACCACCACATTTGGTAATGAGGTAATACCTTCAGGTACGCTGGTAAAAGTAAATACTCTTGAGATATATACTTTGTCATAAGAATTAAGTCCAGTATAACTATCCAAAAGTGTAACCGAGTGTCCTTGTTCCTTGTTGTAACCACTTATTTTCATCAAAGCTAGATTCGGGTGTCTTGTCCCATTATCCAGCAAATCTGCATCTATAATACCAATTTTCATATTGCCGTAACCTTCCTTTGCCTATAAATTGTTATAAATCATTTGGGCAATTACTAACTTTCTTAATTGTCTGGACCGCTTTTTTCAGCTGCGCCGCCAGAGCGAATCCATTCATCAACTTCAGAAACCTTAAACTTCCACAGACGCCCGACCTTGTGCGCAGGCATGTTTCTGTTGTTTATCCACTGCAATACCGTTTCTCTGCTTACGTCGAGATATTCCGTAATACTTTTCATCGACATCCAGTTTTCGATATTTTGTTTATCGGTCATATTCTTTACCTCCGATTTTTCCTTATTGGACATTTTCCAATAGACCGTAACGACCATTTTCAAGGTCTTTGGTGAAACGAATCACATTTGCTTTTTCATAATCAAGCGCCGGGATGTCGTTCTCGATGATAATTATTTGACCATCGCTTTGATGCCCAAGTAAATAGGTAAACAGCGCAGATTTCATACTATCAGACGCTTGTTCGCTTCCTTTTTCTTTTAGTGACAGAATCGGTGAATCAATGGTCAAGAGCCCTGGTGAATACTTACCTTTTTCAGACAAGTACTCAAAAAAAGCAATCGCGACAATCGAGTTTAGGAAAGCACGATACCCCTTGCCGAATGTTTCTTTTCCTTTTCCGTTTACTACTACATCAAAGCTACTCATTGCCAAATAAGCGGAACTAAAGGAATCGAATTTACAAGTTTCAAGGATTCTTATCAGATAGGCATCGACATCGTCCAAAATTGTGCGTTCAAAGTGACTTTTAATTTTGAACTCTATTTCGGACTCGTCTTCGGTCATTTTCTCGAATAGCTCACTCTTTAAATTCGTCTCATAGCCGGTGATGAGATCGGATTCATTTTGTATTTCAATTGCCCTGCGATAATTTTGCAGGGACGTTTTTAACTCAGCTACTTTTGGCTTAAGTTCGTGGTTGACCAGAGCGTCGACGTCGTCTTTCTCTGCAAGTAGTGCTTGCAGTCTTTTATCCAATAACTTACGCTCGGCAACAATATCGGATTCCGCTTGAAGCAAATCGCTAAACTGTAATTTAATCCGTTGCAGCTCTGCGGCAGATGCTTCAATATAACTTTTCTGCTCCGGTGGCGCTATTTTCCCACTACAAAACGGACATGTATCTGGATGCGATAGGTCTTTTTTATGTATTTCACCCTCGACGATGAAGGTGAGTCGCTTGATGTCCGATGAATATTGGCTTTTGAGCGCTTGATACCTGTCACATAGAGTATTGCATTCTGTCACTTGTTCTCCGAGAGCATAGATTTCTTTCAAAAGCTGTTTACTGCGGGTAACCGACGTACTTATTTGTTGTTCAATACCTGATATCTCATCAAGCATGCTCTCTGCTTTTTCTTGGAGTGATAATGTATCTTCAATCGGATATTCGCTCAACTCGTTCTTACGAAGGGAAAAAGCAGACAAGCGTTCATTGATATAATCGATCACAGCTTTTTTTCGTGCTTCTTTTATTTTCTTATCAACCTGAGCATTCATTCCATCGAAATCTTCGCCTGTTATGAGGAAGTATAAGGCAGCTAAAAATGCCGTTGATGCGGAGTTTTGTCTCGGCATTAGAACAGGCTGACGCTGGATGACGTTCTCTTCTTTGACTAGGACCATGTGAAGAATTGAGCGCATGGTAAGCCGTTGTCGCTTAAAAAGCTTGTTCTTAATAATCTCATGCTTGTCCTCAATGCCCATCAGTTTGAACCACAGGTCTTCGTTGACATTTAACTTGCCGCTGGCCGTTCCATAATCTCCAGATTCGATCCGTCGATCTGAACTGCTTACATTGATTTTTCGGGCATCCATCTGTCGCCGAACTGTGATTGTGCCACGTATTGTTTTTATCATCATTTCGAAGGTGTCATAACCCAAAGTCTTATCAAATGGTACGCGGCTACTTCCGAACAAAAAATCGATGATTTCAACAATGTAACTTTTACCAGTATTTGACGGACCGCAAACGATATTGAGACCCTCAGTGAAGTCAACAACAGATGGTTTTTTTCCGTCCCCGGATATTCTCAGCTTTTCAATATAGAAATCAGCCATTCGATTCACCCCTTTGAAGTGCCAACAACGATTGTTGATTGATAAGATTCAATATATCTTTCTGCTTGTTACGAGAGACAAATGTTTGCGCAGTTACAGCCGCCTCGCGGTATTCTTTTGCGTATGTGCTTTCCATTTCATTACAGAAGGTTTTCCCTTTACCATTGATCTCGTATGTAAAGCCCTTCTCGGATGCTTGAACAGATACTAATCCGTCCAGCACAAGAGACTTGAGTGCGCCAGTGATTAATTCACGACGAACCGCTAACTCGCAGAATCGATATGAATTATCTCCGTGTAAGTTTTCTTCAGTGATTCCAAAATCTTTCCCATATACGGTAATAAAATCTAAGGCGGTTATTATATCCACCGTTTTAGGACTGTCGTTTGATAAGTCAAGCGTCAATAGAACGCGAAGCGATAATTCAAAAGTCGTGTTGAACACATTAGTCATTATCATTCACCCACTTTAATTGACCATCGTTAACGAGGAAATGACATACCCCTTTTTTCTCACGTCCGCTGATCCAATTGAGCTTACTTAACATGCATCTGTTTATCGGTACCAGTACCGCCTGCGACATCACACCGTTTAGTCGAGAGACCGCGTCAGCGTAGCTTTGAGAGTAGCAATCGACAATACCGTCATAAGTTTCTTCCTTGAGCACCTTAAATTGAACTTCTTCCTTATCGCCAAACGAATCTCTTGTACCTTCGCGTATCGTTTCGGCAGCATAATAGTCTTTTCTCCGACGCTCGAGGTCGCTTTTGTATTTCGGAAGCGAGTCAAGCTCGTTCAGTTGCAATTCCGTCTTGCCAGCCACCTCTGCATAGGCTGCCAATAATGCAGTGATATATACCATTTCATCAGAGGAGGGCGTGTCAGGTATCGCAACGGGATTTGGCTTCGGAATATTTGTGAGCATCTCGTCCAACTTCTTCATATCTGCGATCGCCGTTGAAAGCTTAGTATCGGAATCAGAATAGGCGTCAAGTGTCGTTTGCCGGTTTAAACGTTTTATTGCGTATAAGAATAAATCGGACAAAAAGCTCTCAAGAGAACCTTCCTGCGCCAATTTCAGCAGTTCGTCTTTTTTCTTAACTGGAATTTCTACATCTGATGAAACGAGCGAGGATAAGTCAGATATTAAATCGTCCTGCATTTCCGGCATCAGCACGGGGATTACCGCATCTGCAAAAAAATCACAAGCAGCTTCGGAAACTACGCGGTCGCTGGAGGCTGATACGATCTTCCTCTGCAAATTGATTTTGAAGCTCAATAAGTCGCTCGCCATCTTGTCTGTCACAACAAAAACATCGCCACTTTGATTTGTTATCTCAACATTGTCGATGATCAGTGACAACAGCAATTCAGTGACGTCTTTGTTTCCATTAGGAGACTTCATGACTTTTTGCATGGCTTTCGCGTAGGTTCCAAAGCACAATCTGCTCATATCGCTCGTTCCTTTCTAAAAGGTCAAATATTGGTCAAATCCTGGTCAAACCCGGAGGAAATACCTTTAGCAGCTTTTTTTTGTATCCTTTTCTTGTAGGTAATCGACCTGCGAGGAAAGGTTTTTTGTTTGTGTACGGCGTGCTACGGGAGGAAAGCTCAACGTCCGAACTAGACCAATGGATATGCATTTATGTATTTTATCACATACCCATGCAAAAATCAATTCACTTTTCTGTTATTACCTATAAATCCACAAAGAAAGGAGACGACCACAATGCTCATTAGTAGTGACTTGCCACAAAACCAAGCCGAGAAAGCACGACTAATTTTAATCAAAGATATCTCAAAGTAACCGGTACAACAAAATCGCTAACAAACTTAGTCATTCTTCATTTTCGAAAACACTGTGACTCATCACCCCATAGGGCATCCCCTGATCAAGGATGATTCCAGACCTATCGGGTGAACAACTGAATAACTGCAGCCAGCCTACTGGAATAGCTGGTCGCCAATTCTGAAGCGGGAGTAATCCCATTCGGACGGTCGACTATGCCTATTTTGGCTGGTGCACGTCATGTGAGCTCTCGCTTCGCTTTTAAAGCCGAAGGAGGGCTCAAATTATGACAAATTCAGATAATCAGAAATACTCTATCCCAATGGAAGTCACCAAAGAAACAATCAAAGATTTCAATTTAGATAGCTCGCAAGTGGTACCAGCAAAAATCGGAAACAAAATTGTGTCCGCCATTATGGTTCCGGCAACCAAAGAACAGTATGAGGCGTTCATGCAACCCCTATGGGCGGAAATGAAGCGTGAAGAACGTAGCCGCCGCTGCACGGTAAGTGATGGTAAAGGTAAGCTCAAACGATGCGAATTTGACTGTAAGTCCTGCGAAAAGATGAAGCACGGAGCTCCGCTTTCGCTTGAGTCGTTCTTCGAAGAAACAGAGCTTGAATTCGAGGACCCCGACGCTAATCAGTGTGAAGCAATCCTAACGGCCATGCTTCTTGAAGATCTTCTTGAAAAGCTACATCAGCAATCACCAGATTTAGCAAGCATATTTGAAATGCTCTATGACGGGAAATCTCAATACGCAATAGCCGAGCTAATTGGCAAGCCACAAACGACTGTCAATTATATGATAAAACGTATGCGTACAATACTCCAGCAGCATGTTGGTCGTGAAGATTTAGGAATATAA